TCTAAAGGTACCACATATATCCCGGGGCAGGGTCAGACGACTACATGGACAAAAATTGAAACCGACGGAAATAGTGTTTACTATGGGGAGTGGCGGGGAAGCTTTGGAGAAAGATCATTATCTGCACAAGCCTTAGGTGTCAATGACATGGCGACAGTCAGGACATTTTATAACCCAGTAATCTATAGCAAACTTAGGACTGTACAGGTAGTTATTATTAAAAATGCTGACAGCACAGCCATTAAAGATGGAATGCCTGATAAAAATAACCCAAACTGCTACGAATTGTGGGGTGGGGTGGACAATGTAGCTGAGGAAAACCAGTACATGGAATTCAGAGTAAGGAGGTATGAGGGGAAATGATTGATATTCGGGGTCTACTACAAACTGCCCTTGATACCGCATTATACTCTGAGGGTATTTTCTCCTATTGGAACAGGAAAGCAGAAACAACTGGAGCAGATCCGGACGAATATATAGTCTATACTCTTGCAGGGGATTCGCCAGAAACTCATGCGGACAATAGCCCTCTCGTTATGTCCGCCAGTGTAACGGTGAGGTATTATTATCGTGATACACTGCTTGATACTCATGCAGGCCGTCAACGGGTTAAGCAGCATGAGGATTTGATTGCAACAACATTAAAAACAGCAGGCTTTAGCATCCCAAACGGGTCATTTGATGCAGGGGACATTGAAAATAACGGATTTGGTACGATTATTTTTGAGTGTGAGTACTGGAGGGTAATCTAATGACTGACATTAGCGTCAATGCAATACAAGATGCGATTATGAAAAGTCTACTGGAGTACGGTGATGTTGTGTATGTTGCTACAGAAAAGGGACTAGAAGTGGCAGAGAAAGGACTAATAAAAGAATTGAAATCTGAGAGTCCAAAAGACTCAGGAGAATTTGCAAAGAATTGGAAGGGCAAAGGTAGACGGTATAATCTCAGAAGATATGTTGGAAATACAACTACTGTCAAAGGGAAAAAAAGCGATACGATCCCCCTATCCAATATTTTAGAATATAGCACTGACTCTAAACATCAAGGCTTTATAAAGAGGACAGTTAATAACAGCGCGGATAAAATAGCTGCTGCGGTAGTTGCAGAGATTAAAAAGGAGGTATAAAGAATGAATAAAGTTAAGTATGGACTTAAAAACGTATACTACTCCATCATAACTGAGAATGCTGGAACAATTACCTATGGGACTCCTGCAAGACTTCCAGGTGGAGTCAATTTAGTAGCCAACCCTAAAGGTGAAAAGACAGAGTTTTTTGCTGATGATGTTGCGTATTTTGTTGCAAATTCAAATCAGGGATATGAGGGAAGTCTTGAATTGTCATTAGTGCCAGATCAGTTTAAGAAAGATGTGCTAGGCTGGAAGGAAGATTCAAATGGGGTACTCTTTGAAGACTCCCAGGCTATTGCGAAGAACATAGCATTGATGTTTGAATTTTCTGGGGATGTGAAGGCTACAAGACACGTCTTATATAACGTAAATGTGGGTAGACCTAGCGTAGAAGGCACAACCAAAGGACAGAATATTGAAGTGAAGACAGAAACCATGGCCATGACAGCATCCCCGGCTCTTGATACCGGATATGTAAAAGCAAAAGCTGAAGCTGGTACTGCTCAGTATACAAACTGGTTTGATGCAGTCTACACCTACACGGAGGCGTAATCTATGGAAAAAATACTAAATATAGATGGCCGGCAGGTAAAATTTAAGTCTACTGGTGCATTTTTATTGAAGTACAAAGCCCAATTTAATAGAGATGCCATTAGGGACATTTTCAGGTTAGCAGCTGCTATCGACAAGGAGAATAATACGTTAATAGATATCGATGCTTTTGACCTGGAGCTATTCTACAATCTTGTATGGGTATTGGCGAAAACTGCAGACCCTCAGCTCCCGCCACCTGTGGAATGGCTTGATTCCTTCTCAGAATTCCCACTAATGGATATCATTCCGAAGATCTCTGACATGATTTTTAGTTGTTTAACCTCAACAGCGCCCTTTAAAAAAAAGTAAAAAGTGAGTCCTCATCCTTTGAGCTAACCACAGAATTATTGATGGTTAGAGCTTTGGAACGGGGACTCTCTTTACGTGATTTTGAAGAACTAACCGTAGGAATGATTATTGGCTATATCGTTACTTATAACAACTGTAATGTAGATGAAGAGGATATAGAAAGGGAAGCAACACAGGCTGACTTTGACAGCTTTTAAGGAGGTGAGACCATGGCAGGAAACATAAAAGGTATTACTATAGAAATCGGGGGCAATACACAAAAACTCCAGGACAGCTTGAAGGGTGTAAATTCAAAGTCCAGAGATTTGCAAAGCGAACTCAGAGAAGTGGATCGGCTGTTGAAGTTGGACCCGAAAAACACAGAACTCCTTGCTCAGAAGCAAAAGCTCCTAGCAGAGGCCGTAGGAAATACAAAAGAAAAGCTTGATACCTTGAAAGAGGCAGAAAGACAAGTAAAGGAACAATTTGAACAGGGAAAAGTAGGGGAAGAGCAATATCGTGCAATACAAAGAGAAGTTATCAAGGCTCAAGAAGAACTTAAAAAACTTGAAGGTAATCTAAGTAGCCTAAATGATAAATGGAAAGACGCAGCTGAGAAGATCGGCAATTTTGGCTCCAAGGCAGAGGAATTAGGCAAGAAAGTAACCCCGGTTAGTGCTGCAGCTGGAGCTGTTGGGGCAGGGATGATTGCCATGGCTGTTAAGGCTGGAAAAGCAGCAGATGATATCAATACTCTGTCTAAACAGACTGGACTTGCCACAGATACCATACAAAAATTTCAGATGGCAACAGATATAATAGACGTGCCGTTAGAGACTATGACGGGTAGTCTATCGAAACTAACCAAGAATATGTATAGTGCGTATAGCGGTTCTGAGAAAATGCAGGATGCATTTAATATTCTTGGAGTTTCTGTTACAGACATAAATGGAGATCTTAGAAATAATGAAGAAGTATTTTATGATACCATAGAAGCCCTTGGAAGGCTGCAGAATGAAACTGAACGTGACGCTATTGCAATGCAAATCTTTGGGAAGTCAGCTCAGGATCTTAACCCTTTAATTCTAGGCGGTGCTGATGCGCTTAAGAAGATGGGGGCAGAAGCAGAAGCAGCCGGTTTAATACTATCTCAAGATGCATTAGATGCTGCCAATGCCTTTAATGATGAGATAGATAGCCTAAAGGCCACTGCTGGGGCAACCTTTATGCAGATGGGTGTGCAAATTGGTCAGGCGTTGCTTCCAGCTTTGCAATCACTGGTAGAAGGGGCAAAAAAAGTACTGGAATGGATGCGCGGCCTAGACCAAACTACATTAAAATGGATTATCACTATAGCCGGATTGGTAGCTGCAATAGCTCCAGCGCTCATCATTATTGGCCAAATGGCTACAGGGATTAGTGCTGTGATGAAAGTAGTAACACTTTTAACCCCGGCTATGTCTATATTTGGAACGACCACAGCAGCTGCAGGGGTAACAGCAGGGACTACGGCTGGTAGTGTAGGTGTGTTACAGGGTGCGCTTACTACCCTTACAGGGCCAATCGGAATAGTTATTGCTGCAGTGGCAGCTTTGATTGCCATATTCATATACCTTTGGAACACAAACGAGGATTTTAGAAATAAGGTAATAGAGCTATGGGAAGGATTAAAGAATTTCTTAGTAGCTACTTTGGATTTTATCAAAGAGTATTTTGGATTTGCATGGGAAGCCATATCAAAAGCTTTTAGTGCCTTTGGAAAGCTGTTCAAGGGTGATTTTAAAGGGTTTTTAAATGACATCTTTAATGCTGCTAAGATCTGGGTTACCGGATGGCTTGAAATAGGAAAGAACATAGTAACTGGCATCTGGGAGGGTATCCTAGCCATGAAAGATTGGCTTTTTGATAAAATAGGGGGCTTTTTCGGCGGCATACTGGATAAGGCCAAAGGAGTATTGGGCATCAGTTCTCCATCAAAAGTATTTGCTGAAGTCATAGGCAAAAATATGGCTTTAGGCGTTGGTGTTGGCTTTGAAGAAGCGATGGAAGATGTAAAGGGTGCAGTAGGAGAATCGCTTAGAAGTACCACACAAGAGGTATATAGTGACAATAGGATAACTAACAGCCAGGAAATCAAGGTGACACAGAATATTTACGCTCCTGTTAAGAGTGAAAGAGCTATGCAGAAAGAAAGCGTAAGAAACCTAAGAAAATTAATACCACAGGTATAGAGGAGGTGGCAACTTGAAAAGTACAGATAGATTGATATTTGTAAATGAACTGAAGCAAGAGATTGAGTTGTCATTCTTCTCAGTCTATTTTCTAAAGGACCTAAAAGAAGAGGTTGAGAATGAAATCGTTGATATGAAAGCTGTTGGAAAGGATGGTTATGCATATAACTCTTCCACATTATCAAGCCGGCAGCTTACAATCTTGGGAATGATAAAGATCGGCAGGAACATTGATTTGCTAGAGCGGAGATTAAGAACCGTGTTTAATCCCAAGCTTTCAGGGAAGCTGATCTATAGAAGTATTGAAGATGAAAAGGTAATAGATGTAAGGGTAGAATCTCTTATTGAGTTTAATAGATCAAAAGGGGTATCCAGCTTTACCATAGAGCTGATAGCACATAATCCGTTCTGGAGAGCGGTTGAGAAAACAGAATACTTGGCACTGCTAAGTGGAAAGCTTACTTTCCCATTGGTAATACCTCGGGGCACCGGCATTATGTTTGGGCTTAGACAGTCCATCTTGGAGACAGAAATTGAAAATGTTGGAGATGTAGAAAGCGGATTCAGGGTGGTGTTTAAGGCCAAAGGCATTGTAAGTAACCCAGAAATTGAGAACAAACTCACAGGGGAGAAAATAAAGATCCTGGTGGATATGGAAAAGAGCGATATAGTAGAGGTTGTGAACCAGCCTTTTAAGAAAATGGTATATATTAATGGGGTAAAAGCCTTTAGAAACTTGGATCGCTTAAATTCGAGTTTTTTTAATTTAGAAGTAGGAAAAAACCTTATAGGATACCATGCTGAGGTAAATGCAATAAATCTTGATGTAGTCGTGTATTATGCTCCTTTATATTTAGGCAGGTGATTTGATGAGACTAGAGGTTTTTAAGGATTTTGAACTGGTGGATATGTTATATGAATTTGAAAGTTTTAGAGGTGTTAGGAAATATCGCGGGGCAGGAGATTTTGAATTGGTTCTTAACAACCTGGATTCCATGGATACCTTGGAAATTGGAAATTATTTATTATTGCATAATGATTTCTATATCATAGAGAACTTTTCAAAGTACAAGAACATGGAAAATAAGCTGAAGCTTGAAATCTCTGGAAGGCATTTGAACAGTCTACTTGATAGAAGGGCTGTCTCACTAGTCACTGTAAATACTGCTCAGACCTATGAGGTGCAGATGTATAGTCTGGTTCAAAGTAATTTTATCACTGCAGCAGATCCAAATCGAAGGATCAGCAATTTTGTTAATGCTAGTCTTAAAGGATATAGTCAGATTCCAACTACGCAATACGAGTTGAAAAATATGACTGTCTTAGAGGCATTAACGGAAATGGCCGCCAACGGAAATTTAGGTTTTATGGTTAATTATGATATAGAAAATCAACAATATATATTTGAAATCTATCAAGGGCAAGACAAGACAGAAGATGTATTTTTCAGTGAAGAATTTGGGAACATCTTGGATTCAGAAGTCTACAAAAGAACCAGTGACTCCAAGAACGTGGTGTATCTGAACAATGAAGGAACTCTTACTGCAGTCGGATCAGGCTCAGGCATAAACCGGAAAGAATCTATTATAACCGGCAACGACATAAGCTTTGCCAGAGAAGAACTATATAGAAGAGCTGAAGTGACTTCTGCGGATTGTCAAATAGCACTGACTGAGCAATTTATCTATAGAGAAGATTGGGATCTTGGGGATACTGTAAGCTTTATTGATAAGACTCTAGGGTTTATTGTTGAAAAGCCAATCCTTGAAATTACGGAATATTATACAGACAAACTTGATGTTGAGGTAGTCTTTGGCGATAGAATCCCAACAATGATTGAAAGATTGAAAGGTAGGTGGTAAATATGGCCGAAAAGAGCTTCCCCTTTGATGCAGTTGAGATAGAAGGTATACCGGATAGGGTGTTTTTTGCTGAGGACTTTGCTAGATATTTTCGACAGTTTGTAGGCAATGGAGTGTACCCTAATCCAAGCAGCAACCTTCAGGTGCAAACGCTGAATAACAATATGGTACTGACAGTGAAAAAAGGAGCTGCATTTATTAACGGCTACACTTATGTAAATACAGAGGACTTTGAGATAGCAATCAATACAGCAAATGGCAGCTACAACCGCAAAGATATAATTGTGGTGCAGCTGGATCTCGTCGCCAGAGAAATCAAAACCGGATACAGACCAGGCATAGCCAGTGCCAACCCGCTACCGCCAGAACTGACCAGGAACGCCGACGTATACGAGCTGCAGCTGGCAGAGATATTGGTCAGATCAGGAACTCAGGTGATATTGGATACTGATATCACAGATACGAGGTTGAATGCCTCTAAGTGTGGAGTAGTCACTGGATTAATACAGCAGCCTGATACGACTACTATATTCAACTCTTATCAGCAGGCTTTAAATGATGCTCAGGCTGATATAGCGGAGTTTAAAGATGTATGGATTGCCGGGACAATTTTACAGTGGCAAAACTGGTTTAGTTCAACAGGATTAGAGTGGGATGATTGGTTTGCAAACACAAAAGCCGAAATATTCGACGCTGTCTATTTCGACTTTGACAACTGGGTGTATCGAGCTGGCCAGACAAAGAGTACTGCCTTCAATTCTGACGGCAGCATCACAGAGACTATAACCAGCACCGCCGGAGGAGATCTAGTCGCCTCCAGAATAACACGTTTAATCCAGACGACAGTATCACAGAGACGATGTATCGTGCCGAGGACAACTTAACAACGACCAAGACAACCGTGTTCAACCAAGACGGAACTATAAGCGAGGTGATTAGCTAATGAGTTGGGCAGAAGTTCACAAAATAAAAGAGCATATAGATTCAAAAGAAGGTGTAAATAAGTATTTCGGGGATATAGTTTCAGCTAATCAACCTAAGGGATGTAAGATTTATGATAATGGAGATATTGGTTTAGGATTTAATTTTAATTATTCCTATTCTACTTTTTTGAATGATGCAGGAACAACCTCAGAAGCAACGTTGTATTCTAATGCTAGATATGGTGTAAGGCTGTATCCTACAGCAGTTGAAAGAAAGAGTGGAATAAGAACTGTAGAATTTTATTTTACTACCGCACAAGGAACTCCTCCTGCTACAGTATTTTGCGATATCATAGATGCAAAAACTAGAAAGGTATTGCAAAGAACTTCATTAAATCCGGGAACGCATGCAGGATGGAAAGTATTTCAATTTGCGAACAAAATAGTAACTTATGGACCAGATGACATAATAGATATAGTAGTATATTGCAATGGTGGGGACTCCTCCAATTATTATCGTTTTCGCTCTAATACAGCAACAATTACTGGAATGGTTAGACTAGCCTCATCAAATGTATGGTCTGCTTATTATCAGCAAACAAGTGGTTTGCCGATTTTTAATATTACATTTATAGATGTACCTAAATCTCTAAAAAATTCAGCTTTAGAGGTATTTGAAATTGGTAAGATAGAAAAGCTTTTGTCTTACGAGAGAGAGATAATTACTCCTCCTAATACTTCTATAAAGACAGATTTATTTGTCGGCGGGTCAGAACCAGAGATAAGTCAACCGCTATCTGGTATTCTTCAGAACATATTATACGGCACTAGCAATAGGAGAATAGCAAGAAGATTGCAATTTTCTGAGAAAAAACTAATTGAAAAAGTAAATTTAGTTTTATCAAGAGCAGGGAGTTTAGGAGCTACTATTAATGTCGAAATTCAAGGTAGTTCTGGAGGCAATCCTAATGGGGTTAGAGTTGGGTCAGTTGCACAATGGGAGGCTGATGAATTAATAAGTGGTAATGATTATTTTGAAGCAACATTCCCCTTAAATGCAGTTTTAGAAGCTAATCAGGATTATTTTTTAGTAATATATTTAACTAGCATAAACCCTAGCCATTTAAGTTCTACTTACAGAATAGATTTGGGTATTTTTGCTACACCGGGGATTTCAGAATTAAAGTCAACCACAAAATGGAACTACCTGGAGTACAGCCGCCGCAAATAATGATTTAGCGTTGCAAGTTTTTACTCATTCTTGCTTAGCTGAGGTAACAAGTGAAGTGGTAGATTTGAGCAACATTGGGAAAGAAAGTTTAAGCGGAAAAACAAAAGTATTAGTATCACATGAATTACAAAGGGCTTCAGAAGCTACGCCTACACCTTTATTCAGAAGAGGTTGCTTAACTTATTACGGGAAATCAGAGATTTCTCAGAAGGTAGATAAGATAATTTCTCAACTTACAATTTAAACAGGGAGGTAAATTATGTTTGCTAAAACCGTTATAGAAAAGCTACAGACGCAAGATGCTCAAATAAAAGAGTTACAGGATAAGATCAACCTAAACGGAAAAGTTAATGCAGATCAGCAAATGGCAATAGATTTACTTAGTCAGAAGATTGATATGATCGGTCAGGCTGTAGCAGAAATACAACTTCAAATTATGATGGGAGGAATGTAATATGAGTCCAAGATTTCCTGTGGTAAAAAAATATTACGAATATGGCTGGGTTGATGAAGCCTACCTAACAAAGTGTGTACAAATCGGTTGGATTACCGAGGAAGAAAAGACATTAATAATGAGTAGTTAATGCAAAGGCACCTGAAAGGGTGTTATTTTATTTGGACGGGAGTGTGATGCAATGCAGGATATACCAGTAAATCCTGAAACTGTAAGGGCTATATCAGAGGGATACCTAAGTTTAGGCATAGTTGGAGGTGCTATGCTTTTTGTTTTGATCATTACGGTTGTAGCTCTAATCATATTCGGGATGCAGATGAAATCAGTATTTACCACGATAGCCGATAAGCTGGAGGGTGTAGGAGCCAGTCTGCAGGAATTTACGAAAGCCCTAATATTGAATACATCTAAAAATGACAGTGATCAGGCAGAGACATTGAGAATGCTTAATCAAATCAATGATACTGCAAATGATATCCGGAAAAAGGTAGTGCGGATCGATGACAGGACTTATGCCTGTTTAGGAAATACCAAAAAAGAGGAGGGAACATCATGAATAAAATAAAAATCAGCGAGAACTTTTCATTACATGAATTTGAATGCAGGGACGGAAGTAACCTTGTAAAGCTGGATGAGGAACTGATAGACAAACTGCAAAAACTCCGGGCATTGGTAGGGAAATCGATCATTGTGAATTCCGGCTATAGAACACCTGAGTATAATTCCAAGATCGGGGGAGCTCCAAAGAGCCAGCACATGGAAGGAAAAGCAGCGGATATCAGAGTCACTGGAGTTACACCTGTACAGGTAGCAAAGCTGGCCAAGCAAGTAGGTTTCAGGGGTGTCGGGATTTACGACACCTTTACCCATGTAGATGTAAGACCAACCCCTACTGAATGGGACTATCGCACAAAGAAATGAGGTGATGATGTGAAACACTATAAAGTCAGTTTGACTGATGTAGTAGAAATAGATCCATTGCAGCTGAAAATATCAATCCAAGACAAGCCAGGGAATCAAATCAACCTGGCTAATTTTGTGACCAGCGGGTACCAGTATCAATACCCAGACGGAAAACTAGGACCTGTAGGTATCCTGGTCAGCGAAGGAAAAATCATTAGGCCAGATGCACCTAGGGGGCCAAAAGGAACATTGATCGTCTATAAAGATGGAAG